CCTTCCTTAAAGTAACGCTTGAGAGTGTCATCCTTCTGAGCGTTAAGTTTTCTACGTTCAGCACAGGCTTCAAGGCTAATCGGTAGCTTCTGACCGCGTAGCAGTATATATTCTGCAAGCATCGTGTCATAAATAGCGCCATCATACTTAAAACCACACTCCCACAGCCACATCATATCGTGCTGTGCATTGTGCATAATAAGAAGAGTAGTCATATCTAACGCCTGCTGTATCAGCTTACGCCCGGCGCCGCTGGTGTCTTTCTTCTCGACATGATCCAACGTTACTAAGTGCATCTCTTCTGCGTTGTCTGCATTTTGCATACCGACTTGAACAAGGAAGTTACCCTCCTCATAAGGATCTAAGTGTAGCTTATCCCTACGTTTGTTTGTTGTGTTCTCAACATCTAATACAAGTCTCATCTCTCTCTCCTCTATGCTGTATATAGTGATCGTGCCCCGTCTAACTCACAATGCACTACACCATGCCAGCCACCCTTAAGCTTATTCTTAGCTATATTCAAGTGTCGTTGTGTATCTTCCTCATCTGCACCCTCTACAATGGGGTTCTTTGAGATCAGCACCATGAGATCAGCTTCAGCAGCTTTACCTGTCTTAGAGCCTTCCATCATGGACTGGTCTACATAGACCTTACCCTCTGCTACAGCACTTAGCTGTGACATCCATACAACACAACAGTTGTATTGCTTAGCAATGTTACGCGCATAAATAGCCGCATCCTTTAGGTACACATCGGACTTGTCACTTGTCTTACTGGCAAACTTGTCACCCATGTCCAGGATAAGAATATCAGGACGTTCTTGCTTGACCAGTGATTCAACCCACTGCATATCCTTGTTTGTGCTATCCTTAATACGAATATTGGATCTAACAGGCTCGTAGCGGCTACGTGCTAGGGCTACGTTATCTTTAACCTCATCCATTGACATATTTGAGGCAGCACTAAGGTAACGTGCTCCTACACGCTCATATGCCTCTTCGTTACATAGCACTACACACTTAGCACCCTGCCTTGCCCAGCCCTCAGGCCCAGCAATAAGTGACGCATGAAAGGATGTCTTACCTGTGTTAGGACGTGCGCCTACAAGCAATAGATGCCCACCACTGACACCCTCAACCTTACGACGAAGACTTGGTATGTTAAACTTCCACTGTGTCTGTAGATCGTTTGCCTTGAGCAATGTGTCGATGCTGATGTCTTCCCACTCAATACGTAGGTTAGGTGTGAAGTCATCCTTGTAGCTCTCTAGCATACGTCTGAGCGGTTCTAGGCTGGTCTGTGTGCCGTTAACGAAGTCAAAGCCTAGATTAGCTACCTGCTCACCTACATACTGCTGAAACATCTTACCCAGTACATCTGTAGCAATATCTACCTTGATGACCTGCTCTTTGTCTATCTTACGGAACAGATCAGAGTAAGCTGTCTTGGTGGCTGTAGTCATAGTCTGATTCTGAGAATAGAATATAGCTTCCAAATCAGCTGTATTCAGATCACCCTCATATGTACGCATAGCTGCATCAAGTGCCTGCTTAATCTTACGTACATCCTTAGTAAAGATCTTATCAGGGCAACGAATGCCCTTGTGTTGTTCATAGAAGTCACGATTGAGTAACGTCTTAATTAGTGCCAGTTCCATCATTATCTTTCTCTCCTACAAAGATCTGGTATATAACCTCCAGTGCAATTAGTGGCCACAGGAAGGCAAATTTAATAGGGCCAGAGGTGTCCATCTCCTCGTCCGCTGGCTCTACCATATGGTATAACAAGGGCAGCGCTAACATATACATCGCAGATATGCCAGCGAAAAAACCCTGCCCTAACTCATTCATGTTTAAACTCCACATAGTAAGAGCCTTCTGAGCTTTTGTATCCAGCCATCAGGTCTATCCACTGCTGCGCACTCATACTTATTAACTGGTAGGAGTTCATCTCTGGCTCATACTGTCGTACGTAAACACAACCGCCATCACCTAAGATAACCTCAACGTCCTCATACATATCCTTCTGATCTAGCGTTGTGATTATTGCTGCATCTGATTCAAACTCAACTGTGTACATCTGGCTGCTCCGCTACAAGAATGTTGACGTGAGCCACCTTGCCCTCGACACGAGTGATAATATACTTCAGACCCGCTTTGGTGAGTATCAATCTTAGTTGTCCTACAGGTATCATGTCTTATCCTTTCCATGTAAATGTATCAGCCGCTCCAAGTACCACTGAGACTTGAGTAAATCTTCTTGCTTGTTCTTGTAACGCCAGCGGTGCAGGTACTTAGCAATGTTACCGCGCAAGTAACCTATATACTCCTCTGTGTTTAGGAAATCTTCAATATAATTAATGCACTCTATGCTACCCTTGCCGTAGTGTGCTGGGTTGTTGACGTTATCTACGGAGTCAATAAAGCCATTCTTTTCATCGCGGTCTTTAGATGCCTTACGTTCTTCCTCAGTCATAGGGCGTATACTTTTACTCATTCTTTTTTCTTTCTTTGAATATCATTTACAAGTTTCTCTACAGATGTACCTGCTGCAAACATCTTCCGTTTAAATATTTGCGCTCTAGATGGGTTTGGATGTTTTATAAACTTACCAGGTTTTTCAGAAAAGAATACATACATCATAGCGTCACCTGCTTTAATCTCAAAATCATCAATGTAATCAGGAATCATCACATTCCAGATAAGATTTACACACTTTTCTAAACCATTAGAATGCACACCAGGCATCTGAATAAAGGGTGCATCAGGCCAATGATAGAAAGGTGGATGAAAAGAAGACGTCATACCATCAGGTAAACTAAGAGCTATCTCTGTCTGTATTTTTAGATTAGACATATCCTTAAACAAAGGATCCTTCTTAGCTGTATACTGCTTTGGTGAATGTGCCGGAGTCATTTGATCAAAGCGGCTATCCGCAGCCTTAAGTATCCAAGTCTTATATTCAACCCAATCATCCTGCTTGGCTAGTTCTTGGTTTTCAGGAAGCAGTGATGAAGGAATACAAGAGAAATGTAAATCGCAAGGTGCTTTTAAAACAAGGCATCTATTTAAGTACTCTCTAATAGGAGCACAGGCTTTTATACTTGTATCAAAACCATAAGGTGTACTTCTTTTATCCTTAGCCTGTGTATATAAATCTGCCGCAATCTTCTTTGCACGATTAAATGTACCAGTAGGTGCTAAATCTAAGGCATTCCACCAAGTAGAAGACTTTGATGCAGTTTTATCTGTCCATAACTCAAACCAATCTTCTGGTTTCATCATGTCAGATTGTACAATTTCTTCTGTTGGGCCAATGTTAGCACGCCAATAAATATTGTTACTACTTCTTTTCATAACCACCACCCTAACTTTGCACCGTTGTGTATAATAATCATAAAGCAGGTAATGATATGTACAATCCACCAGAAGGTACGTACCAGAGCAATCCAGTCAGCCTGGCTGTCAGTGTCACCCACCTTCTCACCTAAACTCTTAGCCCATATTCTCCACACACTACGCATCATCAGTCAGTGCATCCCAGGACACAGGAAATAGTTCAATCATCTTACGATCAATCTGATTGGCTACCTCTCGTGTCTCTGCTTGTGTGTCAGGCTTACAGCGTAAGTTACACATGTCAGCAAATGCATCCAGTGATCCAGACCAGTACCACTCAGTCATAGTACTCTGTGGTAAAACCATACGTGCCTGTTCCTCGCAGACACCACTGCTAAGTAAGTTTTCGTAGGCTATCAGACTCTTTGCGTTAGCTGCTGTAACCTTTTTGATGGCCGACATCTCAACTTCTTCCGACACATTACCACCTGACCCTTGCTTCTTATTATCTGCTGCTTGACGGTAATTGTCTGGGTAAAAGTATTCAATGTTATCAGTGACATAGCGCCTAGATATTTCATTCCAACGCAAGAACTTATGTTTCACCAACTGACGCGCTACAAAGATAGGAGCCTTGACGTGGAAGCTGGCGAAGGAATGTCCAAAGGGACTAGTGTGCTTATGCTTAGCTAGGTACTTGATAAGCTTCTTGTCGCCCTTACTCATATCATATGTACCCTGTACTAGGTTAGTACACACTAGCTTAGACGTCTTCCCAAACGATACACGTGCTGCATTAACTACGGACAGGTCATTACCCATGTGGTTTACGTATGTTGCTTTAATCATTAGAAAGGTACCTCACCTGTAATGGGATCGCGTGGATCATTGAAAACGTCTGGTAGGCGCTGGGCAGGTTTAACCTTAACAGGCTTGGCTTTGTCCAGTCCCATCTCTTTTAGGAAGTCTTGTAAGTCAGTCATGATAGTAACTCCTTTAATCTCTCTAGGTCATCAGTTAACCTATACTTTATATCATCGTCAAGCCTAAAAGCTGTACTGTTTGCGTTAGTCCATAGTGCTATATCTCTGCTGAACTGCAAGGTCTTGTGTGCTGCATCAGGATCTAGTGCCACTATTACGTTGTCATACTCACTTATTTTATTCATGTGTGCAGACGTAAGTGATGTGCCAAGAATAGCCAGGGCTGTAACATTAGGGAGTTCTTGGTATGCAACCATAGCAGAGACACAATCCTCTAACACAAGAAGATTACTACCCGTTCCTATCGCGTAATAGTCCGCCTTACCTGTGTAACGATACCACTTAGGCAACTTCTTGCCTACTGCACGTCCATTAGCGTCAACTATACGTCCCTTGTAGTGTATCGGGAATACAACACGTTCATCCTTAACGTCATAGAGTAGCCGCTTGTTTACGATACCCCAGCGTTTAATGAACTTGTGAAACTTATAATGCTCTGCTGTAGGTTGTACGACATACTCAGGTATCTCCATTGTTTCCGGCTCCCTCTGTAGTGGCTTATCCTGTTTAGCCATGAGGAGCTTTATCTCTGCTGCACTGAGGTCCGTGTGATGGTAGCCGCCAACAGTACAGCCTAACTTGTAACAGTTGTACTTGATCTGCCCCATCTCTTTGGTGACAGTGAAGGTGTTCTTGGCATTACAGACTGGGCACACAAGGCGGCGGCTTTCACCGTCACGCAGGTCCATACTCTCAAGATACTTACGAAGGTTCATTATGGCCATGTAGGTAATCTTTCTCTTCTATTGTTTTTACTCTATGACAGTTTGAACATAACACTTGGCACTTACGTACTTCATCCTTTATTTTTTTCATACCCCAACTTTTATATGCTTGCGATATAGTACCTAGTTTTCCATCTGGTTTTATATGGTCAAATTCTAATGCAGCATAGTGTTTTTTATATCCACAG